TCGGTGCCAACGTAGCTGGTGTAGACAATACCGGTGATAGCGCAACTGGTAATTCCAAGTGTGCTATTTCTGACACGTCTGCTACTACTGCTACTTTGCCTTTCCGAATTGTTGGTTTGGTTGACGAAACCAAGAACGCATCTGGTGGGTACACTGAAGCTTACGTTAAGTGGAATGATGGCCATCAGTTCAACAACACCACAGGCGTATAAGGAGAATAAGTAATGGCTATTTCAAGAGCGCAACTACTTAAAGAACTCCTTCCCGGCCTAAACGCGCTGTTTGGACTGGAGTATGCTAAGTATGGGGAAGAACACAAAGAGATTTACGAAACTGAATCTTCTGACCGTTCTTTTGAAGAAGAAACCAAGCTGTCTGGCTTCTCAGCGGCACCTGTTAAGGATGAAGGCGCGGCCATCACCTATGACAATGCTCAAGAGACTTGGACGGCACGCTATGTGCACGAAACCATTGCAATGGGCTTCTCAATCACTGAGGAAGCAATTGAAGATAACCTGTATGACTCATTGTCTGCACGTTATACGAAGGCATTGGCACGTGCTATGGCTTATACCAAGCAGGTTAAAGGCGCTTACGTCCTGAACAATGCGTTCACTGGATCTGGCGTAACCTACGGTGACGGTAAAGTACTTTGTGCTACGGATCACCCCTTGGTATCTGGCGGCAGCAACTCAAACACGCCCGCTGTTGCAGCTGATTTGAATGAAACTTCGCTTGAAGCGGCTATCATTCAGATTTCTGGCTGGACGGATGAGCGTGGTCTTTTGATCGCTGCTAAGCCTCGTAAGCTGGTTATCCCGCCGAACCTCCAGTTCGTAGCAACTCGTTTGCTTGAAACCGAAGGTCGTGTTGGAACCGCTGACAACGACATCAACGCGATGCGTAACAATGGCTCAATCCCTGAAGGCTACACGGTTAACCATTATCTGACTGATACAGATGCTTGGTTCTTGATGACCGACGTACCTAATGGCTTGAAGCACTTTGTACGTACCCCGATGTCTACGTCTATGGACGCGGATTTCGACACCGGCAATAGCCGATACAAAGCTCGTGAACGTTATTCCTTCGGGGTCTCTGATCCTCTTGGAATCTTCGGCTCACCCGGAGCTGCGTAAGATTAGTTGGGGGCACTTGTTGCCCCCTTCTTTTTTATATAAGATCAATCTATCCCTGACAGTCACATGGGGTGACTGACAATAGCCGAGACAGGAGATACCAATGGCTAACACTACGTTCGACGGTCCCGTCCGCTCAAAAGCTGGCTTTAAGGACATCACCAAAAACGCATCGACCGGTGCGGTAACCGAAAACATCTCTATCACTCATGATGGCACCAATAGCGTTGTTATCCTTAGTGATTTACCTACTGCTGATCCCACTGTAGCTGGACAACTTTGGAATAATCTTGGCGTTTTGAATGTATCTGCTGGGTAAGGAGTAGATCATGTCATCTGATATCCAAACAAAACGGGTAACAGGTACTGGCTCTTTGGCTGTTGGCCCAGCACGCATTCGGCAGATACAGGTCTTGACTACCACGGGATCCCCCCGTCTGACTATCACTGATGGTAACGGCGGTAGTACTGTACTTGACCTGGATTTCGCTGCATCAGACTCGCATTCTGTAAATATCCCAGATGATGGGGTTCGTTGCGTATCTGACGTGTATATAAGCGCTTTTACAGCTGTTACTGCGATGACTGTGTTCTATAGCTAGGAGCACATTATGCGGTGTTATTACAAAAGCGGTGGCGGCGTTAAATCAGCCGCTTGGCAGCGCAAGGAAGGTAAGGATCCTGAAGGGGGTCTGAACAAGAAAGGTGTTGCCAGCTACAGACGTGAAAACCCTGGCAGTAAGCTACAGACAGCGGTTACGACAAAACCCAGTAAGCTTAAGAAAGGGTCGAAAGACGCTAAGCGACGTAAGTCTTTTTGCTCCCGTATGAAGGGCATGAAGAGTAAGTTGACTAGCTCTAAGACTGCTAATGATCCAAATAGCAGGATCAATAAAAGCTTGCGGAAGTGGAATTGCTAATGCCCGCTAAGTCCAAAAAACAACAGAAGTTTATGGCTGCAGTAGCCAATAACCCTAAATTCGCCAAGAAAGTTGGCGTTCCACAAGATGTCGGAGAAGAGTTCATGAAGATGAAGAAGTACCAAAGAGGCGGGCGTACGATGGTGCCAAGCAGAGAAGCTGGTAATCCAAGAAGACCCCGCAGACTCCCTGCCCCAGCGCCTCAACCTGATGAAATGCCAGGATTTCGTCCTCCAAGAAGGAATCGCGCCGCTGCGCCAATGCCCGGTGGTCCTAGCAGAGGCCGAGGCATGAAGTCTGGCGGTAAAGTTCGCGGTTGCGGTATGGCACGCGGTGGCCGTCCTTGCAAAATGGTTAAGATGAAGGGTGCTTGAGGCAAACTAAAATCCTAACATCAGGTTGATGTTTATGCGTTGTTACTACAAGAAAGGCGGTACGGTTAAAGACGATTGTTATCGTAAGGTTAAGTCCAGATACAAGGTCTTTCCGTCCGCCTATGCTTCAGGGGCGATAGCCAAGTGCCGCAAGAAAGGGGCTAAGAATTGGGGCAATAAATAATGGCTGTGCGCAAGACAGCTAAAGGCGCTGCACTTAAACGTTGGTTCAAAGAAGATTGGAAGGACGTACGTACAGGTAAGGCTTGTGGCAGACAGAAAGGCGAAAAACGGGGAACCCCCTACTGTAGACCAACAAAAAGAGTCTCTAGCAAAACGCCTAAAACTGCGTCAGAAGCTACGACGGCTGAGAAAAGAAGCAGAATCGCCCAAAAGAAACGGATCGGACAACCCGCAGGAAAGCCTAGACGAGTTGCTCCGTTAAAGAGGAAGAAGTAGTGGCCAAGGGCGTTAAACATTACTTCAAAGACGGTACTGAACATAAAGGGGGTATGCACAAACACCCCGATGGGACGTTGATGACTGGAAAAGCCATGTCTAATACGTCTAAAAAGTTATACCACTACGGACAGCTTTCGAAAGAAGCTAAAATTAGAGCTAAGAGTGGCTGGAAAAAATGACCACATCCGGTACTACAGCGTTCAACATGGACTTTACCGAAATCGCTGAAGAAGCGTGGGAGCGTGCCGGTAGAGAGATGCGTTCTGGTTACGATTTGCGAACCGCACGTCGTTCTATGAACTTGATGACCATCGAATGGCAGAATCGTGGGATTAACTTGTGGACGGTAGACGAAGGGACTATTAGCCTTACGGCAGGTACTTCTGAATACAACCTACCAGCTGATACGATTGATTTGCTAGAACAGGTCATTCGGACCAATGCCGGTAACGTATCGACACAGCAAGATCTTACAATTACACGTATTAGTGTAAGTACGTATTCATCGATTCCGAACAAATTGACGCAGGGTCGTCCGATTCAGGTGTACATAGAGCGCCTACGAGATAACCCTACAATTAACGTCTGGCCCGTCCCTAATTCTAACGACTACACCTTTGCTTATTGGCGTTTACGACGTATCGAAGATGCTGGGGAAGGTGTAGATACAGCAGATATGAATTTTAGGTTTTTCCCTTGTTTGGTTGCTGGACTTGCGTACTATATCGCTATGAAAGTACCCGAATTGGCGGAGCGTTTGCCCGTACTTAAAGCGGAATATGAAGAACAATTTAGGCTTGCTGCAGAGGAAGATAGGGTTAAAACGCCAGCTAGGTTTGTACCTCGAATTGCGAGGATCTAGCGATGGGCAATCGGTTTGCTTCTTCTGAAAGGGCCATAGCGGAATGCGATATTTGCGGGTTCCAATACAGACTAACGGAGCTAAGAAGCTTAATAGAAAAAGGCAGGGATACGAATCTAAAGGCTTGTAGGGAATGTTGGGTGCCTGACCACCCGCAGCTTAAACTAGGCGAATTTCCGGTAAATGACCCGCAAGCGATTCGTGACCCAAGACCAGACAGAAGTACAGGCCCCTCTGGACCTTATAGTAGTCGAGGTATTCAGTGGGGTTGGAATCCGGTAGGAGGCGGTAATGACCCGTATGGGCTTACTCCTAACGACTTAGTAGCAACATCATATTTAGGAACCGTAACGGTGGTGACCAGCTAATGAAAAAAGATAAAGTGCATAAGACAGGCGGTGTGAAGTCCTACGGACCCAAAGGCAGCATGAAAGGCGTTAAGACGTCCGGTATTAAGATGCGTGGGACTGGGGCAGCGACAAAAGGTACGATGAGTAGAGGACCGATGGCATAAGCCATGAACTACACAGAACTTAAAGCTAATATTCAGGACATTTGTGAGACGTCGTTTACTGACGACCAGCTTGCTATGTTCACGGAGCAGGCAGAGCAGAAGATATATAATACTGTTCAGATCCCTGCGTTACGTAAGAATGTTACGGGTACTTTGACGTCTACCAATAAGTATCTAGGCATCCCTAGCGATTTTTTGTGGTCGTATTCTTTAGCTGTTATTGACGGGTCTGGGAACTATACGTTCCTACTTAACAAAGACGTCAACTTCATTAGAGAAGCGTACCCTAACCCAAGTTCTACTGGCCTACCCAAGCATTACGCTTATTTCGACGATACTTCGTTTATTTTAGGCCCGACCCCAGACAGCAACTATTCTATGGAGCTGCACTACGGGTATTACCCAGAATCCATTGTCACTGCGGGTACGACGTGGCTTGGTGACGAGTTTGATACGGCTTTACTTAACGGTGCTTTGATCGAAGCAATCCGCTTCATGAAGGGTGAGCAAGACCTCATTAACTTCTACGAAACTTTATATGTGCAAGCTATCAAGCTACTTAAGAATCTGGGCGATGGTAAACTACGAGAAGATACGTATCGTTCCGGGCAATACAAAATGGCGGTAACGTAAGGAGAATATTATGGCTATTACACAGGCAATGTGTACTTCGTTTAAGCAGGCACTGCTTGACGGGGAAATGGACTTTAGTTCTGACACTACACAGGTTTTCAAGATCGCACTGTTCACGTCGTCAGCTACATTGGACGCGTCTACGACAGCGTATGCGGCAACTAACGAGGTCAGTGGGACTGGGTACTCAGCGGGCGGAGAAACGCTTACGATCTCCACTAATCCAACGACTTCGGGCACTACGGCGTATTTGAGCTTCTCTAACGTAACGTGGTCTACAGCGACAATTACGGCTCGTGGGGCGCTTATTTATCAGTCAGGCGGGTCAAACCCAGCAGTGGCTGTATTGGATTTTGGCGGGGATAAAACGTCCACCGCAGGTGATTTTACGATCCAGTTCCCGACAGCTGATGCGAGCAACGCTATTATTAGAATTGCGTAATAGATATGGCTGACGTACTCGTTACCTATAGAGGCTGGTCCGCAGGAGCGTGGGGCGAAACCGCTTGGGGTACCGATGTACAGATGCCAGCAGCTACGGGCCAGATTGGTACTGTATCTGTTATTGCGGAAGCAAACGTCTATCCTTCGGGGATTCAAGCTACCGCCAGCATAGGTACAGTTAGCGTAGTTGCAGAAGCAAACGTCTACCCTTCGGGTGTAGAGGCTACTAGCGGGCTAGGGACTGTTTCTGTAATTGCGGATGCTAACGTAGCTGTAACGGGTAACGAGGCTACAGGAGCTACAGGAAGCGTTACAGTAACCGGCACTGCCGTAGTTCAGCCTTCAGGACTAGCAGCGACCGCCAGCATAGGTACAGTTAGCGTAGTTGCAGATGCGAACGTAGCTGTAACAGGGAATGAAGGGACAACAGCTCTAGGTAGCGTAGTTGTTAAGGCTAACGCCGACGTAGCCCCAAGTGGGCTAAGCGCAACTGGGAATCTAGGTACCGTTTCCGTAGTTGCAGAAGCCAATGTAGCTGTTACAGGGAATGAAGCTACTGGCGCAGTAGGCACCACGGTTGTTACAGGTACAGGCAACGTATACCCATCTGGGATTGCCGCAACTGGACAAATAGGCGACGTATTCATCAAGTTTGGCGTCGTCGTACCGGTTACTGGAGTTGCTGGAAACGCTAGATTAGGGATCGTAACCCCTAAAGCTAACGCAGATGTACCTGTTTCTGGGGTGTCTGCTACGGGACAAGTAGGGTCAGTGTTTGTTTGGGGCGAAGTAGATGACAACCAGAACCCCAACTGGCAAGATATTAACAGTATACAAAGTCCATCTTGGGGCGACGTAAACAGGACGCAAAACCCAAATTGGATAGACATAGCCGCGTGAGGTTAAGAGATGACGACACAATACACTTCCATTCTTAAACTAGCTCTGCCCGTACAAGGGGAGTTAAGTGGTACTTGGGGCGATGTCGTTAATGACAATATCACCTCTATGATAGAAGAGGCCATTGCTGGCCGCTCGGTAATTAACACTTGGACCGCTAACGCCCACACGCTTACTACAGCAGACGGTACGACATCTGAGTCCCGCGCCGCGATGCTTGAGTTTACTGATACGGGCGCAGTGCTAAGTGGTAATGCGGAAGTTATTTGCCCCACAGCTTCAAAAATCTACATCGCTAAAAACGCGGTTGGTAGTAGCCGTACAGTTACTTTAAAAACTTCAGCTGGTACAGGGATTGCGATTCCTGACGGTACGACGATGTTGCTGTTTTGTGACGGGACTAACGTTGTCGAAGCTGTTACTAACATTAATTCGTTATCTGTAGGCGGCTACACTGTCACGCTTGCTGGTGCGGTGTCTACCGCTGCGGCGTTTTCTACTGCCGGTGCTAACGCGCTGACCTTAACCACTACGGGTACGACAAACGTTACTTTGCCCACTACGGGCACGCTGGCCACACTTGCTGGTACTGAGACGTTCACAAACAAAACTTTGACGTCGCCTGATATCAACGGTGGTTCAGTAGACAATGCGACAATCGGGGCCACTACGCCTAGCACGGGGGTGTTTACTAACCTTACGGCTAATACAGATCTAACGTTGGCTACAGGCGCTACTGTAACGGGTATTAATACCACGACAGATATGTCTGACGCCTCTACTACTACGCTGGCCACGTCGGACTCTATTAAACAGTACGTAGACGCCCAAGTAGGCGCAAACAACGAGCTGTCCGAAGTTCTAGCTAACGGCAATACCACAGGCGCGAATAACATCATTGTCGATGCTGGTCAGTCCATAACTACTGATTCTATCTTAGAAACTACCGCAGCCGCTGGTGTAGACATTGACGGTATTCTGCTTAAAGACACGTCTGTAGGTACGGACGACGCCTCTGGCACTGACATAGCAGGTACTAACGTTACTTTACGTGGTGGCGCAGGTACAGGTACAGGCGCTGGTGGTTCGCTGATTTTCCAAACGGCTCCTGCGGGTTCTACAGGTTCTACGGTTAATACTCCAGCTACTGCTCTAACTATTAATAGCGCGGGTGATGCTACGTTTACTGGTGCGTCCTACAATATGTCTTGGGACAAGTCAGCCGACTCTTTAACTTTTGCTACGAATGCCAAGGCGGTATTTGATGATGGCGCTGGCGGCTCGTTACAGATTTATCATGATGGTAGTCATAGTTACGTTTCAGACCAAGGCACTGGTAATCTTTTAATTAGAGGCGAAAACATCTTACTGCAAAAGGCAGACGGTACAGAAAATTATTTTCGTGCAGTACCGGATGCAGAAGTAAAAATTTATTATAACGGTGCCGAAAAACTCGCCACAACCGCCACAGGCATCGACGTAACTGGCACAGTAACTGCTGATGATGAACTTGCCTTAGTAGATACTGATGCTGGCGCGAGTTTTGGTCCCGATGTCAGTTTATGGCGAGACTCTGCCTCTCCAGCAGCAAATGATCTTCTAGGTCGCGTTATCTTTTATGGCGAAGATTCTGGCGGCACAAAGACTCAATACGTTTCTACTTATGCTTACATTGGAGACCCAACAGATGCAGCAGAAGACGGTGGTTACGAGATAGATCTTACGATTGCCAGCTCACCGCGCAATATGTTTCAGATGGCATCTACGGAAACCGTTTTTAATAATGCAGGAGTAGATTCTAACTTCCGCGTTGAGTCTGACACCAACACCCATGCGTTGTTTGTTGATGCGGGGAATGACAGCGTAACCATCGGTGCTAGTGACGGAAGTGCTGCAAAGCTTCAAGTTAGCGGAGAGGTAAACGACACCATTCTTCGATTAGTTTCTGGAGCAAACTATCAAGGACTAGACTTTCAGGGAACAACTTATATTGGTAACGGGACTGTTGAACTTTTACCAGTAACAGTTCCGGGGTCAGGCATAGCTAACCAGTATACCTATTTTAATAGTTCTACGGCTGTATCGGCAGGGACCACAAAGCATCACGTCATAGTAAAAAACAGCTTCCAAGTTCAAGACGGTGGAGCAGTATTTAATCAGGACGGGAACGACAACGACTTCCGCGTTGAGTCTGATGCCAATGACCACATGCTGTTTGTGGACGCTAGTTCAGAAAAAGTTGCTATCGGTAGTACTGGGGTATCAAGTTCTATTTTCTCGGTTGCGGATACAACGTCCGCTGTTACTTGGGCTTCAGCAAGCGCAACAACCGCAGGAACTGTTCTTGGAACGCAAGGAACTTCTGGTGGCAGTCTGTTCATCAACACTGATTCCGTTAATGCGAACTACGCATCTGGGCTTGGCTTTGAAGGAAGTTTTACCTCTATCTACTCTACTTTAAAGATAAGAGCATTAGGCGTAAGAGACTCCGGATATGAAAGTTTATTAGCTTTTTACACAACACAAGCAAGCACCGAATACGAAAGGCTTATTTTAACAAAGGACGAGGCGGTAGTTAACGATGGTAGCTATGCCACCGACTTCCGCGTCGAGTCCGACGGCGCATCGCACATGCTATTTGTTGACGCAGGCGCTAATCGCGTAGGTATTGGCGAGGCATCACCGGATACACCTCTTCATTTGACAACATCAGCAACGCAAGTTGCTGTCACCATAGAGTCGACCAGCGGTTCGGCAGTTTCTGGCCCCGATATAAGTCTTTGGAGAAATTCTCCCGACCCTGCGGACGAGGATGATTTGGCCCGTATTTATTTTCATGGCGAAAACGATGCGGGTTCAAAAATTGAATATGGATTGATTCGAGCTAGTGTTAATGATGTGACTGCTGGCACCGAAGACAGCAGTATGCAGTTTTATACTTATGTTGGAGGCGCACAG